CCCATCCCTACTATCAGGTACATAATTGAGGAAACAGCTAATAGGAAGCCCACGACTTGTTCCCCCGTTACTAAGTATAGGAGTGCTAAACATAAACCAACACGAGGAACTGTATCCATAAAGTCGCTGAGCCAGTTCAAAATCTGTGTTACCTTTGTAGGTTGCTCCGAAGACGGCTGCTCTTGCGAATGCTTCTTGTGCATGTGTTTCTTCTCCCCAGAAATATCTGTCTTTTAAAGTATCAAGACTAAACTTATCAAGTCTTGATTCATTATTATAATTAATTTTAATACCTAAATATTCTTTTTGTCCTATTTTATCTTCAACCATTTTAATCCTTGTGTAAATAAAGTGCTATTATAGCATAGTGTATAATCTTTAGTAAGTCTTTTGAGTTTTTTCCCTGCTTTTTACCATACCTCATAGCGTATTTCATAATATTTCCTATACAAAAACCTTCTCCGTGTCCAGCATCTAGTATCATATCTGTTGCTTGGTACTTACCATTAGCATAGTGTTGATTATAAGTAGTATCAATATGCTGACCAATAGTTTCTAATATTTTATCTTCATTAAATTTATAATTCATTTTGTATATCTTTTAAATTTATTAAATTTAAACTTTTTTCTTTTTCAATTTTTTTAATTTTTTTAATAATCCATTTAAAAGAAAAAGCAGATAAGAACAATTGTCTATTTGCATAGACATGTGTTTCATCTGGTAATAGTTCTAATGCTTTAGTATAAGTAAGCTTCTTCGCTTCTTCAGGACTAACCATAGTTTTAATCCACTCGTATAATATTTCTAGAGCTTTTTTTCTTATTGCTTTTGCTTTTCTACCATTCATAAAACCTCTTCAACCTTTGGCTCGTTAATAATTTTAGTAAAATATGTAGGCCCTTTAGCGTAGTTGAAAACTCTCAACCCTTTTCCATCATTAGAAGACTTGTGACATTCATATTTATAAGGACAGTAGGTACACTCTCTAGGTAATTTCATATTGCCAGACTTGCCTTCAGGTATCGTGGGGTAGCAAAAATCTGGTGGGGTTTTTCTTTTAACTATTCTTTTTACTTCTCTAATTCTGTTTTTAATATTTGGTTTATCTAAATCTTCAGGTTTAAAAAATGTTAACTCCCCAGTCTCTTTATTAATTACTAGAAAGCCACCATCATTAGTTTTCTCTGCTGCTTCATATCCAGCAAGTTGAGACAAATAACCAAAGGCATCAGATTCTGCTAGTGTCCCGTCTTTAAACTTTTTAAAAGCAAAGCCAGACGCAGATTTAATATCAACAACCTCGCCATCAATTTTACAATCCATATGTCCTTTAATTCCACTAACTGAAACTTCTTTTTGCAATGATTCAACTTTATGTTTGGATAGTTTAACAAAAAATAAAAGTAATACTTCTAATAAATGACCATATAAAAATTTAATAAAAAGACTTGGTGGTAATTCCTTTTCTTCTTTCTTAAAATTTAAATCATACCAAAGCTGCTTATTTTTTCTACCAATATTAGACATTCTTAAAGTATTTTTATTGGTTGTGTCCCTTTCAATAGGAGAGGCCCAGCTTTCTAAAGCTAATGTCATATCATTTCCAAATTCTTTTAGATCTTTTTTAGATAATTTTATAGGCTTACCTTTTGATAAAGGACTTATTGCTTTATATATATCGTCTACTAATGTATCCAAGCTTTTATGATTCATCTATATTCTCAATTATTTTTTTTGCTTGTTCTATTGATAACTTAAACCATTCTCCGTTAGTTTCAATTGCTTGTTTTCTACATGCAGAATGAGCTTTTAATTCAGAAAGTTTTCTATCTTTAAAATCTTTTCTATATTCTAAAACATAATCTCTAAAAGGTGAAGAGGTTTGAAAAGAATTACACCTGTCGTTTGAATCTATAGCCATCCCAATTTTTATCCAACCTTTCCAAGCAGGGTTAGTTATAATATATACTTGACCTTCCTTTGTATTTGAATATTTAGCAAGTGAGCTAAAAGCTGCTTGTTCAAAAGTTTTGTAGTTTCCTGCCTTATGAAGAGGATGATCTTTAGATATGTATTTACCATTAACAAACATTCTTCTTTCGTTCTTTCCTACATGAGCAGATACTCTACGTCTTCCATCTGCCTGACCTACATACCACCATTCTCCGTCTTCAAATTTTTTGTTTTTTACTCTTTCTATATTATTAGTGTGTATCACTCCAATTACTCCCTATCTTGTATTCGCCATCTAATTGACAACGAAGGTTAAAATGTTTCCCAGCATCTTCTATACATTTAACAGCCTGTCTTCCAACAAAGTCTGCTTGTGATTCCTGGACCTCTATCTGCCACTCATCATGTATGTTAGCAACAAACTTATAATTAATATTGTTAAGATTTAAAGATTCATCAAGTAAAATCAAAGCTTGTTTCATAACAATAGATCCACCGCCTTGTAATAAAGTATTCAATCCAGCGTGAAAATGTCTTATGAAAATTTTTCTTTTATCTAATCCGGTTATGAATCCTTTTCTTGTTGCAACATCAACTCGTTTTTTAAGTGTGTTAAATGAAGGGAGACTAATAAGAAAGCGTTCTCGCAACTGCTTACCTTCTGCTCTACTTCCTTTAATAATACTCCCAATTTTTGCATCTCCTGCTCCGTAAACGAGGGCGTAGATGAAAGTTTTAGCCTGATTTCTTGATTCAAGTCCAGCAAATTTTTGGTTAGTTGTGTGAATGTCTCCGTTGATAACTTCATTTATATACTCCTCGTCAGCCATGTAGTGTGCTAACATTCTTATTTCTAAACCACTTGCATCTACACCTACAAGATTATAACCTTCTGGAACTATCCAACAAGCTCTGCATTCTTTACCATATTGACTATGAACAGAAGGTATTTGAGCCATGTTGGGTTTATAATGAGTCATTCTTCCAGTGATTGTCCCATTAGAAACAACAAAACCATGCACTCGATTGTCTTTTTTAGTAGCTTCAATCCAAGAAGTTATATGTGATATTCTTTTTTGTAATAACAAAAACTCTGCTATTAGGTTGGCCTCTGGTATGTGTTTAATTTTAGATAAAGTTTTCTCATCTATAATTGGTTGTCCAGTTGGTGTAAACCTATTAGGTTTCCAACCAAAGTCTATTAGATATTCTCCAATTTGTTTACGACTACCAAGATTAAACTCTTTTAATTCTTGTCTCATAAAAGGCTGCATATTTCCTGTCAGTTGTATCTCTGCATATTCATAATCTGATAGCCCAGATTTTTTTAATTCTCCATTGTTTTTTAATGTAGGTGTAATCTCTTTTACATCTACCCATTTTGGTTTAAACTTTTTATGAACTTCATTTTCTATATCCTTTTTTTGTTTAGATAAGATACTTAATAATATTGATGCTTGTTTTTCATCAAACAAAAAGCCATTAATCTCTTGTTGTGTAACTATCTTTGATACTTTATGTTCTATATTAATACTTTCTTTAGAAAAGCCTTTACTTTCTGTTCTTAAAATAGATAATATTTTATTATTTAATTTAACATCTCGAATACAATAGTTTAACATTTCTTTTGAGTATTTTGAAAAGTTTGGTTGTTCTTGTTTTGGGTAATGTAGTTTATCTCCCCATCCTTTTAAGCTGTGAGAATTACCTCTACTAGGATTAAATAATCTAGATAAAACTAATGTATCTAATACCTCGCAACTTTTATATAAATCAACGCCCTTTAACTTTTTAATAATTGGTATGTCAAATCCTATTATATTATGACCTATTAATTTGTCTGCTGATTTTAAAAATTCTATTCCCTTATCTATCTCGCCAGGTTCAAAACTATAAATTTTCTCATCCTCATCCATAGCTACAATACACCAAATCGTATTAGCTGGTGGAGTTAATACAAGTTCTTTTGTCTCCTTATCTTTAAACCACTCCTCAAATAAGAGTCCATTGGTTTCAATATCAAAAATTAAATTCATATTTAAAAGGGTATAATCTCATCGTTATCTTCATTGGCAAATTCTGTATCTTCATATTCAGAAAGTCTTCCTGTTTCTTTATCATAAACTAAAGTAGTAGCCATCCCAACATCTCCAGTATATCTAGACTTTAAAATTCTTAATCTTGTTGTCCTAGATTCTAATTCATCATCAGCTTGTTGGTTTCTTTCAAGGGCAATAACACAATCAGATAACTGTGCGATACTATTTGAACCACGCAGATGAGATAGGTTAACCTCAATGCCATTCTCGTGTCCTTTATTCCCAATCACCCTTCTTAAATGAGAAACTAATATAATACCTGCTCCTGTTTCTTCTACCATGCTGCGAAGTCTAGTCATTATAGAATCAATGGCCCGTCTTTCATCACCCTCTACTGTTGCTGAAACTAACATATGTAAATGATCTACAATAACCCACTTACAATCACAGCCTACTATTAAATATCTTAATTTAGCGAATATATCATCTATATCATTCGTTCCGAAATGAGCATGGACAAATACTTTATCGTCTTTAAATACTTTATTAAACATTTCTTTTAATGTATCTTGACTAAAATCTTCTCTAATGTGGTCAATATAAAGCCTGGAGTTAGCCTCGATAGAAAGAATACCATCCACAGTTCTTCTCCAATCTTCCTCTAATGCAATAATTCCTACTCTATCTTCTGTTGTATTCGCTAACCAATGTTCTAATTCTCTAGTAATACTAGACTTACCTAAACCTGTTCCACCTGTTAATGTTAATAATTCTCCTTGTCTTAAACCATATAACTTTTTATTTAATCCAGACCAAGGATAAGGAACGCTTTCCCTTTTATCTCTCTTTAAAAATTGGTCTTGTTTTTCGGATACTCTAATGATACCACTTGGAGTATAAAGTTTTGCATCCCACCAAGAACTAACAAACTCTGAAAACTTATTTTTTTGTAGCATTTCATTAGCGTCTTTACATCCATTTGGTAAAGAGACTATCCGAGCTTTACCAGGTTTTAATATTTTTGCTACTCTTTGTGCTGCTTCTCTTCCAACTTTGTCGGTGTCAAAACAGATAACAACATTATCAAAACTTTCTACATATTCTAAATTTTCTTTTACGTCTTTTACTGCTGACGCTGCTCCTCTTATAATTGATACTACGGCCCATTTAGAGCCTAGTAATTCATAAGCAGCCATAGCGTCACACTCACCCTCAACTATGGTTAAATATT